ATTCGTTATTTAAGAAAAGTTCTCTTGCTTTTGATAAATTTATATTCTTACCGGTTAATAGTTGGGCTTCAAATTCGCTTGATATAGAAGATTCGTAGTCCAAAAAAGAATTGGCCATAGAATCAAGTTGTTTCAATTCTAGACCCATTGATTTGACAGTAACTAAAGACTTAGTTAATTTTTCTGGATATTTTGCAAAAGATAGTCCCAAATAGCCTCCAAGATTAGCTGCTTCTTTAAGTATTTTTTGATATTGAAAACTTATGCCCGTTGCATTTTTTAAAGCAGCAACTTGAGAAAGAACTGATTTTGTTATTCCTTCTGCGGATTTTCCTGTAATAGTAGAAGATTGAACGATTGCTTGTCTTGTTTCTAAATCAAGACCAGCTATATCTTTTAATTTAATGTTAGTTGCTAGTTGTTCGTTAGTAAGTTTATTAGTAACTCCCAAAGCTTCCACCATTTCCATTTGTGATTCTACCATTTTTTGAGAATTCACAAACAAATCTCCGCCGCTAATGCTTAAGCTCGCAAACTCCATTTTCATCTTTCTAGCTTCTCCAGTAGAAAGGTTCATGGCTCTAGCAAACTTAACAGTTTTATCTTGAATTTCTAATATATAATCGAATACAGCTTTTAATCCCTTAACAACTCCACCAACTATTGGTATAAACATTGCTGGATCTAACAAACTGGAGAAAGCAGATTTAAAAACTGAACCTGCACCTACCGCAGCAACTTGCCAAGTTCCCAATACTTTTGAGAACACTTTGCCAACTGCATTCATGTCTTTTTGTTGCTCTACAAGTTTTCTCGCTTTTAAACTCATAGCAGAATAAGCCTCTTCGCCAAATCCAACTTTTTCAGCGAAAGTTTTCATCAAGTTTCCTGAAATGCCGAGTTGGTTATTAACCGCTTTTTCATTTTTTAGTATCGCCTTTCCTGCTTCTACTTGTTTCCCAGCTATTTCTAATTTTTTCTCTTGAGTGTACAACGCCGCTACTTCTAAATCGCCCGTCTTTCCGATGTACTTCATCATCGTTTCTTCGTAATTTATAGTCTGTCCAAGAATCGCAGCATTTTTTACGGATTGTTCAGTCTTTCTTTTCGCTTCTGCTAATAAGTCTTTTGTTCCATCAGAATAGCTCCTTTGTAAATCTTGTAGTTTTTTCTCTTCGATGTACTCCTTTTGTTTAAGAAGTAAAAGATCCCTATTAACCTGTTTTACGTTTATTGAATCGCTATTTAGTGTAGCTAACCTAGCCTCAATTTTATTGTAGGCCCTATCCATTTGACCCAATTCTTTAATTGCGTCTTTTAACAGATTGTTATAATCTCCTTGATCTTGTAATAGATTTTTTAAACTTGCAGCGAATTGCTTAGGATCTATATTTTGAGGACCTCCAGGAGGATTGGGCTGATTGGGTGTTGCCATTTATAGTTGTTGTCTACAAATAAATATTAAGACTTAGATTTTACTTTGGAAACAAAGGCTGGCTCCTCTCGCTTAGAATTTGCGAATTCTGGTATATTAATCTTACTGGGATCAGTTTTTTCGGTAATTTTTTTATTCTTATCGTTTCTTACCTCTTCTACGCGTTCTAGGTACTCGTTGATCTTTTTAAGATTAAATCTTCTTTTATTCACGTCCATGTTCCATACCTCGGAATAGGTAAAGCCTCCGCCACCATGGTAGGTGAGCTCAAAGACTTCGGTCATAAACGCGTGCCTATATTCCGCTCCCGGGAAAAAAGAACTCGGGTAACATGGGAACGTCTATTTCTTGTTCCGTACCATCGTTAAACGTAACAGTGGTTTTCATGCTAATGTCCGGAGTAACTGAGGCCATAAATTGTCTTAATGGATTTGAATCTCTTGATAGCAAAGCGCCTGAATCGATAAAATCTCTAACAGTTTTAGTAGATCTGTCACCGTTAATAGAGGTTATCTGATGTTTTAATCTCAAAGAAATTCCAGGTTCTTGACCCAAAGCTTTTTTAACGCCTTTTGCTTCCTCGTCAATCTTTTTATCTTCTTCGATAGTAAGAATTTTAAAAGTAACCTTATTCTTTGTGTAAGGCAATTCGTAAGTGACTTCGTTATCGTTGTTAAATAAAGATAGATCTACGTTTTTGTAGACTAGTTTTTGTAAATCAACAATAATAGTCTCTTCTTGTCCAGTATTTGGATTCTTGTAAGAGAGATTGTAGTCCTTACCGTAAGCCAAAATTCTAGCCGCAATAAGAAGCGCGTTCCTGTCTCCTAGGGTTAGATCCTCGTAGGCTATTGGACTTTTAATAAGTGACTTAAGCATCTTCTCAATGGCTAAGCCCTGACGTAACAGATTCACGTTGGTTAATATGTCCTCCTCTTTAGCAGTCATGTATTTCATTTCGACTACTCCTGCGGACAACGGATTTTCTTTTGGGTAAACAAGACCTTTCGAAGGAAGGTCGATCATTTCGGTGGGAACCGTAAATTTTTCTGCCATAAACTATATATTTTATTTATAAATATACCCCATTCAAATTTCATGGAACAAAAAAAGACCGCAGTGATATGCGGCCTTTCTAATATTGTATGTTTTTCTAGGATTAGTAGTTCAAGATACAGTAGTCCATTCCTATAGACAGTGTTAACTCTGTAGGATCTGTAGTCGACCAATCGTAGGTACCGAAAGTTGCTTCTTTGATGAAAGCGCCTTTGATGATCCACTCTGATACAACGTCACCAACTGGTCCAATGATAGATAAGTTCAAGTCCTTCTTATAAAAGTCAGAATAACCGTCTCTACCTGTAACTGATTCGTGGTGTAATCTCACCCACTCCATTACGGCTTGTTGGCCTGATGGAGAAATTGGGTTATATAATGACAAACTCATGTCTCTCCACTCAGCTTTACCTTTTAACTTACGGTAAACGTTGATATGGTCGATTTTGATCTCGTTCAAAGTAACACCAGGAGCGTCAGCTTTTTTGATCATGTATGAAGGAATGCCGTCTATGTACATTACGAACCTGTTAGAAACTGTGGGTTCGAACGACGTAAACATAATCTCGTTTGGGTCTAATACTGGCATTTTTTGTTGTATTTAGTATAAATATTACTTTACTTATTTTTTCTTCTCGTCTGCTTTTTTCTTGTCAGCAGCTTTTTTGTCAGCAACCTTCTTAGCTTCAGCTTCTTTCTTTTTAGCTTCTACTTCTTTTTTCTTCTTGTCTTCAGCAGCTTTTTTAGGGTCTACTTTCTTAGCTTCGTTTAAACCTGCGCCTTGATTTTTCATAGAAGCGCCTGCACTCTGTAATTTATCGAACAATTCAGGGTTCTTCTTTTTCAAAAGATCTTGAGCTTTAGATATTGCTACGCCTGTTAGACCTAGTCCTAATACTCCTGATAGTGCTGTTATTACATCTACTATTGGAGATTCTTCTAAAGTTTCAGTTTCTTCTACTGGAGCTTCATAGTTTTCTTTGATCATTAACCTCGCCTTTACACTCTCGTATAAACGTGCTGGTACTTTAATTCTAATGATTGTATTATCGTTCATTTTCTGTTTTGTTTGATATTATTGGCCAAATGTTGCTCCTGTAGGTAAGATGTTGAAATCTAATTGAATAAATTCAGCTGTCTTAGTTGGTTGTAAATAAATAGTACCAACCAATTGATTTCTATCAACTACGTCTGGAGTGTTATTAGTATCGTCCATTACTACTTGGAAAGAATAAAGGCCTTGTCTTTGTTGAACTGATTCTAAATAAGGATTAACTTGGTTAATGAATTTGTTACGAGTTACTTGAGTATTTGGTTCGAATACTAAATTTTCTCCAATTTGACCAATATAGCTCTTAAGTGCAATTAGCAATCTTCTTACGTTTACTCTGTCCAAAGCAGATGCCTTGTTTTGTAAAGTCTTTTGACCGTAGATCACTGTACCAACGCCTGGGAAAGTAGCGATTGGATTGATAGATGCTTGGTATAATCTGTCTCTATCAGAAGAGGTTAAACGTCTTTCTGGTTGTAATACTGTTGAAAGACCTCCTCTATTTAAACCTGCTGGTGCAAACCATTCTGCTCCAACTTTATCGTTGTACTCGTAAGCAGCAGGAACGATTGTAGATGCAGGAACGAAATTAACCTTGCCTGTCTCTCTTGATCTCAATTGTACCCAAGGCCAATAAGTAGCTGCGTAAGATGAATCGAAGCCGTTTACTTGATTGATAGCAGTTGGGATAGATTGACCGTAACCAACCATATCAATTACTGCGATATTATCTCCTCTTGTTTGAGCGTTGTTGATAATGCTGTTAATTTGAGAAGAAGCGTTTACTGCAGTCAAACCTGGTGCGTACAAGATGTTAAATTTATAAGCATCTTTGTTACCTAATAGATTGATTGCTGTGTTATAATCGGAAGCGAATACGCCTTGAATATTTGAATTTGTGGTGCTTGTTGTAGAAGGCACGTTAGGAATGCTCTCGAAGAAGTTAACAGGTTCTTTACCGAACGAACCGAAAATAGCT